GCAAAATAAACCTCATCGAGGCAGAAATTGCATTAAAAGCTATCCAGCTTGCAGAGGTTAGGCAAGAATTGAATGACTGCGTTTGGATAAAAGCAACTTGGAAGGAATTAGCGGATTGGTTTTAATCAACAACGACCGCCCGAAGGAATGAAATCTCATTGTAAAAAGTCAGAACAAAAATTCAAAAGCTGGTATGAGCGGTAGTGTCGGTAGCATTACTGCCAACTCCCATATGTAACCCACCACACTTTATCAACTAAAAATCAAACAAATAAGTTATGGATATTCGAAAATGGAACGACAAGTATTCGATAGACATTAGGCTGGTGTATAACTCGGAGGCAACGCGCGAAAACTACAAAAGTCAAGTGCGCTGCTTTCTGGAGCACTTCAAAGATGAGGTGGAACCCAAAGCAATTGACAACGAGAAAATAAAGCTGTGGCTGCTGGAGGCTAAAACCATCAACAGCCGCAAGCACAGGCTGTGCGCGCTCAATTCTTTTTACAAAATAACAGTGGGGATGCCTAGCAAAATTGCTAAAATACCTTATCCAAAGGCCGAAAAGAAGTTGCCTATCGTACTCAGCCAAGAGGAAATACAGCGAATGTTTACCGTGTGCGAAAACACAAAGCATAAAGTGATCTTGAGCCTATTGTATAGCTGTGGGCTGCGTGTGTCGGAGTTGATAAACCTAAAATGGGCAAACATTGACCGTAGCCGGATGGTTATCAATATCATCAATGCCAAGGGTGGGAAAGACAGACAAGTAATGCTCGATGCCGCGCTTATCCCTTTGCTCGAAAAGTATTACCGCGACTACAAGCCGCAGGTTTACATCCTCAATGGGCAGTTTGATTTACAATACTCAGAGCGTAGTGTGGGCGAGGTGGTAAAACAGCTAGCAGCCAAGGCTGGCATCCACAAAAGAGTGTACACACACCTTATCCGGCATTGCAACGCTACACATCTACTAGAGGCAGGCACCGACATTAACCTCATACAAAAACTACTGGGCCACGCCAACGTAAAAACCACAATGATTTACACCCACATTTCACACAACCTTATTTCTAAAATACAGTCGCCACTAGCGGCTATTAAAATGTAAAAAATGGCAAACACAAAACAAAATGAGCTTTTGGAGCAAAAGCTGTTGTGCAAAATAAACCTCATCGAGGCAGAAATTGCATTAAAAGCTATCCAGCTTGCAGAGGTTAGGCAAGAATTGAATGACTGCGTTTGGATAAAAGCAACTTGGAAGGAATTAGCGGATTGGTTGAAAAAAAACAGGCCAGAGAATGACCACAACAAAAACCCGAAAGTAAAAAACAAATACGGTCAAGAGTCTTATTGTAAATTAAGTATTGACAACGAGCTTTGTATCGGTGGATATGTTCACAATGATAACTTTCCTGAGGGTTGCGATTTGTTTGTTCGTTATGATTTTAAAAGCTGGAACTCCTAAAAATGACCGACGCCGACCAATTAATATCTCAACTTACCGATATTGTACGCAAGGGGCGTGCGCAGATATCGGATATTAAGCCTAGCGACTGGGTAGAGCAAAATGTAGTGATGGGTAAACCTTTTCCGGGGCCGTTTCGGTATGACAAGACTCCCTACACGCGCGAAATCATTGATTGCCTTGCGCCCGACCATCCTGCGCGGGTGGTGGTGGTAATGAAGGGTGCACAGGTGGGTTTCTCGAGCGGGGTGATCTACCCTGGTGTGGGTTGGATGATTAAAAATGCTCCTGGTAACACGTTTATCACTGTGGGTGCGCCAGATTTGATAGACAAAGCGATGGAAAAACTGGACTTGATGATTGACAACGCAGGCTTGCGCAAGTACATCAAAACGCAGGTGATGCGTAACAAGGCACAAAAAACTGGTGATACCAACCTCAAAAAAGATTTTGCAGGCGGTTATGTATCGATATCTAGTGCCAACAACCACAAGGCGCTGCGCCAGGTGGATTTGCAGTATGGTTTTTTTGATGATTTTGAGAGTGTAAAGTCGGCATCTAAAGAGTCGGGCAGTACACGTAAGCTACTGGAGCAGCGTTTTGCGGCCTATGCCGACCAAATGAAGATGTTTTTAATTTCCACACCCGAGCGTATGGAGGAAAGTAATATCTACGAGGCTTATTTGCTGGGCGACCAGCGGAAATACCACGTGCCCTGCCCTTGCTGTGGCGAAATGATAGTGCTAGAGTGGAGTGTGGAGGTAGAACTTGACGGCCAAAAGGTATCGGCAGGTATTACTTGGAAAGTAGACGAAAATAACAAACTGGTAAAAGGCTCGGTGGGCTACACTTGCCAAAAATGTGGTGATTTCTTTACCGAAAACCACAAACAGCAAATAATGTCCGAGGGTAGATATTTGCCTACGGCAACACCTAGCCGCGAGGGTTTTTTCTCCTATCATGTGCCTAGTTTGTACGCATACGTGGGGATGTTTGACTGGCAGCACTACGTGGAGGATTACATAGAGGCCAACCCCGCAGGCCAACAACCCAAAGAGGAGTTGATGCGTGCTTTTACCAACCTTTGCCTAGGGTGGCCCTACCAAAGTGCTAGTGAGGACCTGAAAGCGACAATGATTATGGCCAATTTGCGCAACTACGACATCAATACGCTGCCCGAAAAGCAAAGCATCAAAGATGGCAATGGCAAAATAGTGTTGGTGACTTGCGCGGCGGATCTTAACGGTAAGGTAGAGGATGCGCGTGTGGATTATGAAATAGTGGCTTGGAGCGAAAGCGGCAGCAGCTACAGCATTCGGCACGGTAGTATTGGTACATTTATACCGCTAGAGGGCTACAAAAAAGTAAAAGAGGACCGCACGCATTGGACCTACGAGGATAAACAACAAAATAGTGTGTGGCCAGAGCTAGAGGCTGTGCTTAAAGAAACTTTTACCCGCGACAGCGACGGCACTACGCTGCCCATTGGCATTACAGGGCTAGACACAGGGCATTTTACCACTTACTCGTACAATTTTATAGACAAGGTAAAGCGACACATCCAAATCCGCGCCCTCAAAGGGGATAAAGAGGACCAGTACATAAGGCTCGATGCCAACAACCAGCGTTTTAAGCTAGGGATGGAGCGTGGCGACTTGTACATCCTTAAGGTGGGGCTGTTTAAAGATACGATTGCTGCCAATATGCAACTGCGCTGGGATAAAGACAGTGGACAAGAGCAACCGAGCGGTTTTATGAATTTCCCAGAGCCAAGCAAAGGCCTCTACGACTACGACAAGTATTTTAAACATTACGAGGCCGAGCACCGCACGATGGTAACCAACAAAGAGGGTACTGGTGCTGCTAGCCGCTGGGTAAAAAAGACGAGCAATCTGCAAAACCACCATTGGGATGTGATGGTGTACAATGTGGCGATAAAAGAAATATTGACTGCCGAATTTGGCAAGCATCTTAAACTAAAACCTTTTGTGTGGAACGACCTTTGCGCGTATCTGCTAGGCACAAGAGAAGTTAATACTGAAAATTAAATTTTAAACTTAAAAAAAATAGATTTTATGAATAAGCAAGAGCTCATTGACGCAGGTTTGCAAGAAGGCAAAAAGTCCTTTAATTTGTTAGTGCAAGAAATATACGAGAGTTTTAATTGGCAAAACGTCCATAAGGCGATGATGGCCACAAATTGGTGTTGGTCTCTAGGTAAAGCTGAAGATGGAACGCACTTGATGGGTGTGCCCAATATTGAAACTATAAAAACAACGGCCTATAAAAGGTTAAAACACGCATACGAAACAGGCGAGCAGGTTTCTTCAGGCGGCTTGTCTGCTGGATGGGATGGCGAGGATTTGTTTTTAGTGTTCACTTTTGAGGAAACGTCGGTAAGCGGTTACATCCTCTAAAAAAATACTTTCCCCTTTCTGTCCACGTTTGGTGGACAAAATTTGAAAGAGCCTTTGAAAGAGTGAAATTTTGGGATTCTAAGAGGATTCTCAAAACAAAACTTTCAATACAATGGCCATTTCAGATGCCGTAGGGCTCGAACTCAAAAGCAAGGTGGTAGGCTACAAGATAGTCGGCACCAACTTTAACAACAGCACACCCAACCTGCCGCAGCGCATCGCCTTGCTGGCAGAGGCCAACACACCCAACCAAAGCGGACTGAGCACTGCTGGTGTACAAGTGACATCGGCACAGCAAGTGGGCGAATTAGCCGGTTACGGTAGCCCTGCGCACTCAATGGCGCGCATCTTGTTTCCTAAGGGTGGTGGCGGCCTTATCGGCGGCATTCCTGTTATCTTGTATCTGCAAGAAGAGGCTGGTAGTGCTGCCGCAAAGGTGCACACAGTAACGGCTACAGGCACTGCAACTGGCAACGGTACACACACGCTGTACATTTGCGGTCGAAACGGCTTGGATGGTGTATTTTACGACATTAACATCGCTGTGGGCGATAATGCTACTGCGGTGGCTACCAAAGCAAAAGACGCTATCAATGCGGTGCTAGGCTGCCCAGTATCGGCTACCAACACAGCAGGCGTAGTAACGGCAACCAGCAAATGGAAAGGCCTTACTGCCGACGATATCAGCATCACAGTAAGCACCAACGGCGACGCACTAGGCATTAGCTGGGCGGTGGCTTCTACGGCTTCGGGTGCAGGCACTCCAGCTATCAGCACCGCGCTAGATCAGTTTGGTAGTGCTTGGAATACTATTGTTGTCAATCCTTACTCGGCAAGTGCGGTGTACAGCGCTTTGGAGGCTTTTAACGGCATTCCCGACGCAGCAACACCAACAGGGCGCTACGCAGGCATCATCATGAAGCCTTTTATAGCCATTACAGGCTCTACCCTCGAAAATCCTACTACAGTAACCGACGGCCGCGCAGCAAACGTGACCATCGCCATTGCTCCAGCACCACTCAGCAAGGGATTACCTTACGAGGCTGCAGCAAATATGACTTGCTTATTTGCTCGCAAAGCGCAAGACACCCCACATTTGGATGTTAGCGGTAGTTATTACCCTGATATGCCTGCTCCGCTTGATGGCAACATCGGTGCGATGAGCAGCTATGTAAACCGCAACAGCTACCTCACAAAAGGCAGTAGTACGGTAGAATTGGTGGCAGGGCGCTACCAAGTGGTAGATTTTGTGACTACTTACCACCCTGCGGGCGAAGATCCTTTACAATTTAACTATTGCCGCAACTTGATGTTGGATTTCAACATCCGCTTTGCGTACTACGTGCTTGAGCAAATCAATGTGGTAGACCACGTGATTAGCAGCGATAGCGCAACGGTAACCGCTAGCAAGGTAATCAAGCCAAAGATGTGGAAATCTGTAGTAACAGGCTTGGCCGACGATTTAGCAGCACGCGCGCTGATTGCCGAGCCACAGTTTATGAAAGACAGCATCCGAGTGCAGATTTCTTCTGTAAACCCCGACCGTTTGGAGACAAACTTTAGCTACAAGCGCACAGGTGTTGCACGCATCCTGAGCACAACGGCTAACGCTGGCTTCAACTTTGGGGCCGCATAAATGAAACCAAATCTGACGGCTCAAAACTGAGCTGTCAGATTAAAAAAAATATATCGTGGAGTAGAGCAGTTGGTCAGCTCGTGAGTCTCATAATCTCAAGGTCGCAGGTTCGAGTCCTGCCTCCGCAACAAAAAGTAAAACATTTTCTTCTCAACAAATTAAAAGCACCTCAAAATGTCTGTAATAGCAGGTTATATCCAAGAGATCACCTTTAACCACCCAACAGTGGGCTCTGGTGTTTTATTTACTATCCAAGACTCGGATGCTACCATCGACACCGGTGGTATTCGTAGTGCCGACGAAATGGGCGGTGTGGATACCGGCAACCGTATGATTGACCAAAAGACACTTGGTCGCTGGATGGTAAGCTGCGAGATTAGCAATGACCTTACTGCTACGCAGGAGGCCGAAAAGCTAGCGCAAATTGCCGCATCTAGCGAAGAGGCAGAGTTTACCTTCTCGCACATCAGCGGTATTGTGTACCGTGGCAAAGGCCAAGTGGTGGGCGACATTGCGCCAAACCTTACTACAGCCAAGATGGCCGTAAAGTTTAGCGGCGGCGGTGCTTTGGCACGCATTTAATCCTCAAACAATTTTTTTTAAACATAAAAATCTCTGCAAAAGATGGAAAACGAAAAAGTATCATTAGAGCAAGCGACAAAAGAAATAAACCAGTGGCTTGATGGAAAGAAAATTAACCCAAGAAAAAGGGCTGATAATGAAAAGCTAATTGAAACACTAATTGATGGTGTTGTTTATGGTCAGCTTGTTTTTGATAAAGAAACAAACACGATAACACAGCATTTAGATTTCCCAATTATTGGGGATGGTGCTTCAATTGATAAATTAACCTTTAAGGCAAGGGTACAACAGTGGGAGGTAAAAAGCAGAATTGCTAAAACCAAACAAGGTGATTCTTTTGGCATTATTGGCGCGTATATCGCTGCTTTGACAGGACAGCCAGAGGCAATACTTGATAAGCTTGAAACGACCGACTTCTCGTTGTGTCAAGCAATCGCGGTTTTTTTTGTGTAGACGAGGCAAGTATTCAGAATGCTATAAAAACTGTTGTGCGAGAGCATCACTGGAGTCCACAAGAAATTGCTGGACTCTTTTTGGATAACCTTGATGAGTTTGGTTTGATTTATTGGTATGATGACATTATAGCATCGTACAAAGAAAGCCCTCAACCTAAAAAATAACTTTATGTCTGCCTTTGTAATTCCTAGTATTTTTACTGCAATCGATAGAATGACTGCCCCGTTAAGACAAATGGGAGCAAGCGTTAATACTTTTGCGCAAAGAAGCGAGGTTGCGATAGCAAGACAAAATAGAGCCTTCACGAAGTTAACGCCAGCGATTAGCGAGGCAGGGAAACAATTAATGTCCTATGCCGGTGCAGCAGCGATTGCCGCAGGAATAATAGCAACAATTTCTTTTTCCTCAGATCAGATTATTGCCTACGAAAAAAATCTTGCATCTTTTAGAACAATTGTAAGCGACCTGAGTAATACTGATTTTGCTAAGTTTAAATCAGAAATTATTGATGTCGCAAAAAAGACAAAGACATCCTCTGTTGATGTGGTTTCTTCTTTCGAAAAAATTGCAGGGCTTAATGCTGATTTTGCAAAAACACCTGAAAGTCTTGGTAGAATATCTACCGCAGCAATTGTTTTGGCAAGAGCTAGTGGTCAAGAGTTAGGTCCTTCTGCTGAAAACCTGGTGGGAATAATGAACCAATTTGGATTTGCAGCAACAGAGGCAGATAGAACCATTAATGTTTTGGCCGCAGGGCAAGCTGTTGGTGCTGCTTCTATTGCAGAAACATCAGAAGCATTAAAAATATTTGGAGCAATCGCCAAAGGTTCTAACACAACGATAGAGCAGTCTGTTGGTTTGATTGAGGTTTTGGCACAGAAAGGGCTTAAAGGAGCTGAGGCGGGTACTGCTTTGCGCGGTTCTTTTGTAAGACTGCAAAAAGCAGGCATAGGCTATCAATCTGGGCAATTTCAAATAAACGATGCTCTAGAACAAGCAAAACAAAAGTTTGACACTCTACGTACCGCTAAAGAAAAAGATGCTTTTGTCACAAAACTTTTTGGTATTGAAAACCTTACAGCAGGTAGGGTTTTGTTGGATAATATCGACACGTATAATCAATTTACAAAAGGGGTAACAGGAACATCTGAGGCGCAAAAAGCAGCAGCGTTAAACACGAACACGCTTGGCTCTGTCTTTGATCAAATGAAAGCCAAGTGGACAAATATGATTACAGGTTCTTCTGAGTCTGAAAAAGCCTTGGAAGGGGTGAAAAATGTTATCCGTTTTGTTACCGATAATATGGAAACGATTGTGTCGGTTGGTGTAGATGTTCTTTTGTTTTTTGGCGCTTGGAAGGCTGCAATTATTATTCAAACAGCGGTTTTAAAGGCATACAGTTTTGGCATTAAAGCTGTTGAGGCTGCTCAATGGCTTTGGAATGCTGCAATGATGGCAAACCCAATAGGTTTAATTATAGCAGGGGTTGTGGCCCTTATAGCCCTTATTGTTGTAATTGTAAAGAAATGGGACGAGTGGGGAGCCGCAATAGCTGTTTTCTTAGGTCCACTGGGCTTTATCATTAGTTTAGTCAAAACTTTTTATGATGATTGGGGTTTAATCAAAAAAGCCTTTCAAAACGATGGAATACTTGGCGGATTAAAAGCAATAGGTAGGACTATACTAGATGCGATACTTGCCCCCTTACAACAGGTATTAGAGATTGCCGCAAATCTTACAGGGTTTGAGTGGGCGAAAAACGCAGCCGCTAGTATTGGCGCTTTACGCAACAGTATGTATGGTTATGACAATAACCCCGCAGATATGGGCAACGGCGTGCCAGTGGATGGATCTAATGGCATAATGGGGGTTTTTAACCCAAAACTTGCACAGGCGCAAATGCTGGAGCAAACCATCAACAAAAACACAACAAACAAGCAACAAGTGTCAATTGACATTAACGATAAGAGCGGTAAAGCTTCGGTGACTAAAAACACGGGCGTGCCGCTAGTAATGAGCTCAACAATGGGATTCGGTAAATAATGGCACAAGATCTACTAATTTATGAGTCAGGCAACGGTGGCGAGCTAAAGCAGCGCGGACACGACTTTGTGATGGTACAAGGTATCGAAAACGAGCCTTATATGCTTATGTTTTCTGGTCAAAGAGACTGGTGGGGCAATGATTTCCTCGACCCTACCGACACAGACAAAATCTGGAGCAGCGAAACCGAAAAGACATTGAACAGCGTCGCACTCAACTCAGCAGGCCGTATCAAAATAGAAGAGGCCATCAACAAAGACCTAGCCCCGCTGCGCAAACAAACAGGCGCAACCATCACGGTGCAAGTTTTAATTGCTAGTGACGACCGCTGCGAAATATTTATTGACATCAACGGCTTGAGGCAGCAGTTTATCTGGAGCCCCGATGCCCTTTACAAAAATTATAAAATTTAACCGTGACGACGATACCTACATTTAGCGCCATCCGCGATAGCATTATAGCCGACCTAGAGGCAGAGTACAGTATATCCATACTTTTGCGCCCCTTTTTGTACATCTGGGCCACTATACAGGCATCAAAGTTTAAATTGATTTACCTGCTACTAGGCCAAGTGCAAAAGAACGTAGCACCCGACACT